GCCATATAAACCAATATAGGCTCTAAAATATAAATAGCGCACTATATTAAAATGAAACGATTGATAGCACCTCAATGGAGCCCTAAAATATAAATAGAGCCCCAAAGAGGTAATATAGCTATAACAATTATTGAACGTTACTAAACGAAAATATAAATAGAACTTTTAAGTAAATTGTAAGTTTATATTTAAACTACAATTTTTGTCTTAATGATACAGCTATGAAAATATAACTATTTCACCGGAATAGCTCCATTTGTAGTTTCGTCACTTGGAACCCAGTTCTTGTAATCATCTCGTGACACTTTAACGTAATTGCCAGTTAGATTGTATTTAATGATTTCGTCAATGGCATCATTTACAGCTCTTTGAGATTGAGCAGGACTCAGCTCTGGAGAATCAATAGCTATTCGAGCTAAGTATCCACTAGTAAAATATCCGTGAGAGATATCCCAAGCATACCACTCATCAAAATTAGTGAATGGATTCCAGGGATTATCTTTAGTAGTAAGCATATAAGTTTCTTCTGCCATCCCTATTCATCTCCTTTCACTAAGTACGAAGAATTTCATTAACTGTTGTAGTACTTAAGCCAAGTGATTCAGCAATTTCTGCTTGTGTATGCCCAGAAGCACGCATAGCCTTAATACGAGAAATAGTAGCTGGACTAGTTTGTTTATTAGATCGAGGTAACGCTAATTCACGAACACGATCGGCATCGGCACTACTTAAAATCGCTTCTAACTTTGATTTATGAATAGCGCCAGCTTGTATCGCTTCCCATTGCCTATCAGTTAAAACAATATCGCTCTTCTTAGCACCAGTTCGCTCACGAGCTTCTTTCAATGCCTGATAACGTAATTTCTTAACGTGGTCTTTGTCCTCTTTTAGATCTGGATTGGCTTCCAATTTAGATCTAACTACCAGACCAGCAATTAAATTAGCTTGACGTTCGCGAGGCTTGTTAGCTTTTACGCCATTTAAACGAGCATCCAACTCAGCTACTTCTTTAGCATAAGTCTTGCGAGCAGCAGGAGAATATGGAATAGAAGTTGTAGCTAATGCTTCTTTTCTAGCCGAATTAGCTAAAGCTTTAAGCCTGTTAGCATGATCAGCATAAATATTCTCCATTGTAGTACCAGAAGAAAGATTACGAGCATCCTTTTCTTCAAACATCCTGGTTGATGATGTCATATTTGGTGCATATTCACCAGTTTTCTCACCATTTTTATACACTGGATGTTGCTTATTAGTTGGAATATAACGCCTCTCGCCGGTTCTCTTATCTGGAGAGATTTCTTTACGCTCAGGTATATTACGAACTTCACCTTTAGCCATAGATATCAATGTAGAAGCACCGCGATTGGCACCTCCTTGATATTTTTCTTTAAGAGCTGGAATATCATTTTCCCTAGCAGACCTTCGCCAGTCCAAATTATGCTTTTCGGCATCGATAATAACCATAGAATGCTTTACTGCGCGAGTAATTTCACTATCTGGAGCACCCTTAATTGTCATGTCGGTAATAAGATTTGAAATATCACCCATTTGACGTTGTTTATGAAAACCATCACCATCGCCAACACGAGTCATTCCAGGATATGCGCGATATGCATCTTTAGGCTCAAAATCTTTTAAACCTTCAAGAGGTTTACGAGCTTGCAGCATGGTACCCTTTGTAGGAATAACCAATACTGTATCACCATCAAAATCAGCGCCAGAAAGTTGAGCAGCAACCTTAGCATTAATACCAACAGCATCTGGAGAATTCTTTCCAATAACTCGCGATGCCGCTTCAGACTTATTATTTACTGTAAGTAAAGGTATCTCAAAAGTTCCAGCATGAGGATGTCGAACTAAGGCAACTTGTTCTCCATGATTATAATTAGGAGCAAATATCTCGTTTTCTTTTAGTCCTGGCACTGGAAGTAATACATGACTAGACTGACGAGGTAAAGCAGCTGCTTTAAGATGCACAGCTGCCGAATCACATTCATCAGCAAACTCGTTAAGTAGTTTCTTTTTAACAGTAGGATTGGTTAGAGATGTAATTTCATCAAATTCGGCTTGCTTAGCATCAGATACTAACTTGAGTTGTTGACGAGCCATAGCAGGTTTTTGCTTTGAAAGAAACTGGGAAGACAAAGTAGGTGACCAAGTTTCCCAATCGCCTTCTTCGTTAACTATGTTGATGGCAGAAAGTTGCTTTTTTCCATTCTTATCAATATAATGACGCTGAGCCATTTTTAACTCGTTATCGCCTTTAATAGTTGCGCCAAATGGATTATCCCAATCAACTTCTCCGGTATCTTTGTTTCTCTTCATAGGTTTAAGAACACTATTGTCCTTATCACCAATCATTGGAGTATCAGAATGTTTGTTCGTATTAAATATAATGTCAACACCATCAGGCATATTGTCACTATAAACCGCCATACCTTTAAGATAATGACTATCCCCAACATTAATACGAACCTGTGCATAGTTAGCACTGCCTAATGAAATATCATCAACACCTCGACGAAGCTCTATGACGCCATCTTTTTCAATACCTTTTCCACCATCAGGTCCAACATCGTCGGCATATCGAATCTTGACTCGCTTAGGATCTATAGCTACAGGCTTCTCAAGACCGAGAACCGAACGACCACCATCTTCAGAATATTTATCATTAATGATTCTAATAGCACCGCGGTTCTTCATAGCCTCTCCAAATTCAGTTCCTGGAGGACAAAGAACCTGATATGTAGTTTTGTTATGAGTACCCATTTGAGGAATTTTTAAAGGATGAACTTCATATCCTTGTTCTTTTAAAAGAGCAACAGCGTTGTCCATTGTATATTTACTCACGCCTAAATATTGCTCGGATCCAAGTCCAACGTCTAAATATCCGCCCTTTTCTTTAAGATCGTCGGCTAAAGTTTTAGCGATGGTAGCTGCTTTGTCAGCTCTCTCTTGAATCTCTTCCTTTAAAAGATTTCGAACTTGTGACTCATTAATACCCATACGTCGGCCTATAGCCGAATTAGAATATCCCTTATCTTTAAGTCGATTAACTTCAGCTACATCAGCTGCACGATTTTCCGCACGAGCTTTTGATAGTTTAGCAATCATTTCGTTTCGAGACATTCCCATACCGCGAGCAATTTCAGCATCGCTTAAACCTTGCTTCCGTAAATCCAAAATATGACTACGAAAACTAGCATTGCGCTGATAAGGATTGTCACCTGATCCCCATGGATAGCGACCAGAATGTCTCGGAGTACCATAATGGATTAAATATGCATCGTAATCTTGCTCATTTAGTTCCACGTAGCATCCTCCTCTTTCATAGTTTCAATTAGACGATCAAAGTCACAAATCTTCTGCATGATCAGCAAAATATCCGTAGTCTCAGGATTCTCTATTTGGACGTCATCGAACTGGTATATCCTCAACTCTATATCTAACTGATGAGGGTCTATAGCATACTCAAGACAAAACAGAGCAGTATAAATATATAATTGTTTCATAGATGCTGGTGTCGTACCGGTTTTCAAATCGTGAATTCTAAGCTTCTTAGTACGTTCTTTATAACCGATTGCATCAGCTGTTCCAAAACAATTGTCAGAATAATATAACACTTGTTCGGATTCCATACGGTAACCAATTGCATCATTGACAAACATATTAAGAGTTTTATGAGTCGATGGCAACTTGACACCAAGGTTAATCAATTCGCTAGCAAGTTCATGAAGTCGAGTACCCCGATACCGAGCCTGATTAGAAATATAACTTTCTTTTAATTTTTCAGCATCGTAGTTAAGCCACGTATACTTACTAGCTCCAAGAAAAGCATGTTTATCTTTTAGGTTGAAATGTTTGTTGAAGTTCATCTAATACCTCTTTCTTATTTTCAGGAGATATGAAATTAGCATAAGACATTTCACCAAGCTTTTGAATGTAATAATCTTGATTTGGACGATGACTCGAATTCTTTGATCTCTTACATTCTAGCATAGCCCATTTGTCTCGGTATAGTATTAATAAGTCTGGAATTCCTTGACAATAAGAAGGGTCGTTCTTCAAAATAATACAGCCAGGAAATATAGCTTTCAATTCTTTAATTAGAGCGGACTGAAACTGATTCTCTTTTTTCATTACCGCCCTTTCTGAAAAAAAAATAAAAACAGATGTTAAAAACGATAGAAGGAAAAGGCTTTTAAAAAATTAAAAGTCCTTCTCCTCCTATATTAGTAGATGTTTTTTCTGCGCGGACATTAATGTCCAACAAAAGCTAATTCATTAAAATTCTGTTTATTAGCTAATGCATTTACTATAGCCCGATCTATTGTAGACTCAGAAATGAAACGGTAATAGTTAAGTATAGAATATAACGTATTAATTCTGTCTATCCTACCAGATGCTTGCTCCATAATCTTGTAAGAATAGTTAAGGGAGTAAAACACTATAGTATCAGTTTCTGTACAATTCCAACCTTCTGCACCAGCCATATACTGAACAAAATATAGCCAACGTTCAGAGTCCGGAAGTGATTCATGCTTATGACCGTTCCATTCAGCAAGTACTGTGCCAGATTCCAAATACTTACTTTCAGAAATGGATCTAAGAATTTCTAGTTCACTATCCAAATTGTAAAACACTATAATACGAGGATGAACCCATGACAAATATAACAGTTCTTCCAAACGGCTATCATCAGTATTTACAATTCTTCTCAGCACGTGACACAACTGTCCAGCATCTTGAATAGGTTCATCCAAATATGGATTCCATCTTTTCAAAAACGCCAGATTATACATTTCTAGATCATAACTTACAGAAATATCACTGATTACTCGTTTTGTCTTACGCTCGAAATCCATCGTAACCAAAATTTTGCTACGAAGAATCTCTAACCAATCAGTATCAACATATCTAACAATTTTAGGATACTTAGCAAACCTGTCAAATATAGCATGCCGTCTTAAGAATGCACTACGATTCTTATAAAACCCATTAGCGACGAACACAGGAATATAATCAGACCATGTATCACCAGGAGTTGCACTAAGGAGAATCCATTGATTACTTTTTGTAATCTTAAGAAATGCTTTAACCCAGGTTCCAGATCCAACAACCCTCTGCTCGTCAAATATAAAGAAGGCATTTTTAACTTCTTCATACTTTTTTATATTGTTCCAAGAATCAACAACTACTTTTATTCCAGCAACGCTACAATTAGGATTTTTAGACAAACCAAATCTAGAAAACTCACTATCCCATTCCAAGCTATCTCTTTTACGAGCTGTCGTAATAATATAAAGATCTTTAGGACTTAATGGAGTAGCTCTAGTACGGTAATCGCCATTGCAAATCTTGTTAAAAAAATATGCAAGTGCTGTAATCGACTTTCCAGACCC